AAGCATTAACTGATCAGATCGCAGCAATTACCAAGCAGATAGAAGAAATGAACAAACAAAAAACCGCTCTCCAGCAGGCTATGAACAACCCAGCAGCTATGGTTGCTCCTGCAATGGAAAATCGCAAGCACAATCGTTTATATCGTCGTTTGCAAGAAAGTGAAATCCAACAGGCACAGGTAGTATTGGCCGCTCAGGACATGGTTGATCGTGTTCAAAAGATGTTGGAAGATGTGACCAGTATGCAGTTTAAAGATTTACCTGCATTATGTGATCAAGTCAAAAACGAAGTTGGTGTTGAGCAGTCGGTACAATTCAACACTGATGCCAATGCGGCATTGGGTGGTCTGGTACAAAATTTACAAGCCAGCAAGCAACAACTAGAACAGGCTCTTGGTGTAGTAACTGGCCAAGGTGGCGCTGTTCCTCCCGCCATGGATGCACTAGGTGGCGCTGGATTACCGGACGATGGTCAAATGGCCGCTCCAGAGATGGATGCTGAAATGCCAGCTGATGATCTTGAAGCTGATCTTGATATTGATGCCAACATGAAAACACCTCCTGCTGCGTTAGGCCGTGGTCGCAGATAATGCGTTTCAGTGAAATTTGTGAGTCAGCTGATCCCAGCGCACAAAAATTATTGGCCTTGAGTCAGTTTTTAGCCGGCCGGGCCGATGATGAAAATGCTCGAAAAGAAATCAGCACAGATGCTTTCATGCAGGCAGCTCGAAGTCTTGGCATTGAAGTGAATCCACAAAACTTGCCCGAGTATATCGCACGAGACCCGCTCAAAGATATCCTTGAACCGTTTGATCCAAACAGTGGTGTAGTCAGATTCCGTGGCAACACCGAAGGTGATACTGGCATGCCAGTTGATCAAGCTAGAGCCATTGTAGACAAAAACGCCAAAGCGGCCCTGAATCGCCGCACCTAAATCATTGACTTCGTAGCATAAGTATCGTATACTTGTAAAAAGGAGTTGATTATGAAAAAATTACTTGTTGTTCTTGCCGTATTTGCCACCGCAGTACAGGCTGGCCCCTGGCATCACAGCCCGCATCCATATCGAAGTTACTGGGTAGCACCGGCCATTATTGGTGGTGTCATTGGTTACGAATTATCTAGACCACATCACAACCCTCCGTACGTGTATGTGGCACCACAACCAGTTTATGTGCAACCATTGGCACCGCCGTTGGCACCCAATGGATATCATCAAGAGCAAATACTAGATGCTAACTGTAACTGTTATAGACTAGTTCTAGTTCCAAATTAGGAAAACACAAAATGGCATATTCAGATAAAGTATTAGATCACTACGAAAATCCTCGCAACGTGGGCAAGTTTGATGCCAACGACTTGGACATTGGCACCGGCATGGTTGGTGCTCCTGCTTGCGGTGATGTAATGAAACTACAGATCAAGGTTCAAGATGGAATTATCACAGATGCAAAATTTAAAACGTATGGTTGTGGTTCGGCGATCGCATCGAGTTCGCTTGTCACCGAGTGGGTTAAAGGCAAAACTCTGGATGAGGCGGGCACGATCAAGAACAGTCAGATCGCCCAGGAACTTGCACTACCACCTGTCAAGATCCATTGTAGCATCCTGGCGGAAGACGCTATAAAGGCTGCTATCGCAGACTACAGAGAAAAACATTGATCCACGTCACCCCCAAAGCCGCAGGCAAAATTTCCACCAGTCTTGATCGTAGAGGCCGCGGTATTGGCATAAGACTGGGAGTAAGAACTACCGGTTGCTCAGGCCTGGCCTATGTGTTAGAATATGTAGATGGCACGACAGAATCTGATCTAGTGTTTGAATCGGATGGTTTTAAAATTGTAGTAGATCCCAAAGACTTTCCTATCCTGGATGAACTGTTGGTAGACTATGTTCGTGCAGGCCTAAACGAAGGCTTTGAATTTGTCAACCCTCAAGAAAAAGACCGCTGTGGATGCGGAGAAAGTTTTAGAATTTGATAAACAGCGATCATTTAGCCACCTTTGGTGATAGTTGGCCAGCTGGAGTTGGACTTTGGCCAAAGGATGAAAAGCCATACGGTGCCTTGCTGTGTGATCGGTTACAAATAAAAAATTTTTATAATGGATCCATACCAAGATCAAGTGTAAGCAGATTATTACCGCAACTTTTTGATTACATTTCTTGTCATGCAACTGTAAAAAATCATATAGCTATTTTTTTTATAACTACGCCTGGCAGGTCTTTGTTAGTTGATTATAACAAAAGTATAATTGATTTTAACACTCCGCCACCACCAGATTCTCCTGACCGTGTTAAAAATATAACAGAAATTTACTACAAATACTTGTCCACGGCTCCAATGGATGAATTTAATGTTTGCCGGACTATGTTAGCATTACAACAAGTTTGTTCTCAGGTGGGTATACAAGATTTTTATATTTCAGGCTGGATTGAGATGAAATTTGACTGGCCAGGCATTGAAAAACAAAAAATATATCCTAAAACATGTACTCAAATTTTAGGATATAATCAAGATGAATATTTGGCAATGCAAAAGGTACATAGTAAATATTTTTTGCCATGTCGTCACCCAAACAGTCATGGTCATCAATTGATTGCCGACTATCTTTACGATTGGATAAAACATAAAAATGTATAACCCCCGATTTAATTATCAACCCATACCCAGGGAAACCGTAGACGGACGCAGACTGTATGCCACACCAGATGGTCGTAAATTACCCAGCGTGACCACAATCCTGGAAGCTACCAAGCCTGAAGAAAAAAAGCAGGCTCTGCAGAACTGGCGTAACCGAGTGGGACATGTACAGGCACAGGCCATCACCACAGAAGCTGCCAACCGCGGCACTAGAATGCACAAGTATCTTGAAGACTATACAAAAACTGGACAGATTGCCGACGCTGGTAGTAACCCGTATAGTAAACAAAGCCATATCATGGCGCAGACTGTGATTGATCATGGCTTGTGTAACGTCACAGAGTTTTGGGGATATGAAGTTCCTTTATACTTTCCTGGAATCTATGCAGGAACCACCGACGCCGCTGGTGTGCATTTAAATGAACAAAGTATCTTGGACTACAAGCAGACCAATAAGCCCAAACGGCGCGACTGGATTGATGATTATTTCTTGCAATTATGTGCCTATGCTGAAGCACACAATGAAGTGCATGGCACTGAGATTCGAAAAGGTGTGGTGTTAATGTGTGTCAAACCTGAAATGGACGACTCTGGAAACATTGTTGGGCGACCCGAATACCAAGAATTTGTGATATCAGGTGCAGAATTTGAGCAGTATCGCCAGCAATGGTGGCAACGTGTAGAGCAGTATTATCTGCTAAATACACCATAGACACAAAAGGATAACAAATGGCTATTGTACAGATCAGTCAGATCACCAATCGTAAAGGATACAACTCAAATTTACCGCAGTTAGCCGGTGCCGAATTTGGCTGGAGCACTGATACTCGTCAATTATACATTGGTAATGGTACCATTGAAGACGGTGCACCTGCTATTGGTAACACTGAGATTCTTACTGAATTTAGTGATCTAACCCCAGTTCCAACCACAGTGACGTTGATTGATAATACATCTGTGCCAACTACCGCAATTAGAATAGCAGCAGGTGCTGTGGTGTTTTCTTATACTATTGCTAGAAACGGCGATTATCGCGCTGGCGTTATTCAAATTGCAGGATCCGACCTTGAGGAAAATACTCCAGCAGAATATGGTGCGACCGGTATAACTTTTAGTGTAGTCTATTCTGGAGGACAAATCGAATTACAATACATCAGTTCTTCTACCGGGTTCAATGCCCAATTCAATTATCTCATCACAGTTTCAGCCTGATGTGGCCCCTTACCTTTGCTGGCCGGCTAGAAAGCTGGTACAGCTTGCGACAACAATGTCATGCTCTTTCAGTTGAATCTATATTACCTGCCATTAACTCATGGTGGTTCTCAACTCCTTGGCAACCCTATTACCTACACTGGGACGATCAACCCGCATGGCCAGATCCCTGGCAACTTTTGAACGACAATGTCTATTGTGATCTTGCAAGAGCCTTGGGAATCCTGTATACTATAAGTTTGCTGGACCGTGCAGATTTGACGGATGCAACCTTGGTTTTGACCCAGGACGGACATAATTTAGTCGTGGTCGACAAATCAAAATATATACTTAATTGGAGCCCTGATACTGTTGTAAATACCAGCCTGGCAATACAAATCTGTCGGCAGTTGTCGCAGAGCCAAATAAAACAGCAGTACAATTAGAAAACGAAGGTAGGAATGACCCAAATTATAGTAGTCAAAAGAAGTGGCCGCAGAGAGTCACTGGATCTAGAAAAATGGCAGGCACAGATAGCTAAAGTTTGTAGCGGTATTGCGGATGTCAGTCAGAGCATGATTGAGATCAAGAGCCAGTTGCATTTTTACGATGGTATCACCACAAAAGAAATTGACGGCATCACATTGAGATCTATTGTGGATCTGATCGATGTGGAAACCAACCCAGAAGTGGGACACACCAACTATCAGTACGTGGCTGGCAAGCAGAGACTCAGCATGTTGAGGAAAGACGTTTATGGATCATATGATCCTCCCCACCTGTATGAAATAATCAAACGCAACGTGGCCACTGGACTGTATACACCTGAGTTGCTAGAATGGTACACGGAAGATGACTGGAATCGCATGAACGACGTAATCGATCATGACCGTGACGAACTGTATTCGTATGCGGCCATTGAACAGTTGATTGAAAAGTATCTTGTTAAAAACAGAGCCACAAAAGAAATTTATGAAACACCACAGGTCAGATACATGGTTGCGGCCGCTACAGTATTTCATCGAGAAGAACCCAACAGCGCCAGGATGCGATATATCAAAGAATATTATAACTGTGCCAGCGATGGCTTGTTCACTCTCGCCACACCTGTGTTGGCTGGCCTGGGTACTCCTACTAAACAGTTCAGCAGTTGTGTGCTTATTCGATCAGACGATGACTTAGACAGTATCTTTGCTAGTGGTGAGATGATGGCCAAGTATGCTAGTAAGCGAGCCGGCATTGGCTTGGAGATTGGACGACTACGCCCATTGGGCAGTCCTATCCGTGGCGGTGAGATCATGCACACTGGTATGATTCCATTCTTGAAAAAATGGTTTGGTGACCTTAGAAGTTGTAGTCAAGGAGGTATTCGTAATGCAAGTGCTACTGTTTTTTATCCTATTTGGCATCATCAGTTTGATGATCTTATTGTGCTCAAGAACAACCAAGGAACAGAAGAAACCCGAGTCCGTCATATGGATTATGGGGTTGTGCTTAGTGCTTTCTTCTGGAGACGATTCAAAAATAAAGAACAAATAACATTTTTTGATCCAAACGAAGTTCCTGACTTGTACGAAGCATTTTACAAAGACACTCCACAGTTTGAAGAACTGTATGTCAAGTATGAAAAGCGTAAAGATCTACGCACAAAAGTAATGGCCGCTGAAGATGTGTTCAAAGGTGGCATACTAAAAGAACGCACAGACACAGGTCGTATCTATCTTGTGTTTATTGACAACGTACAAAATCAAGGACCGTTTGATCCTGAGTATCATACCATATATCAAAGTAATCTGTGCTGTGAAATCCTGTTGCCTACCAAGAGCTTCAAGCGCCTTGATGATGAGTCCGGCCGTATTGCGCTTTGCACACTAGGTTCAATCAACTGGGGAGCATTCCGCAATCCTGAAGACATGCGCCGTGCTTGCCGTATCCTACAGCGTAGTCTATGCAACATATTAGACTACCAAGATTTTTTAAGCATACAAAGCAAACTTAGCAATGATGAAATACAACCCCTGGGTATTGGTATCACCAATCTTGCATACTGGCATGCCAAGCGTAGTTTACGCTATGGCGAAGCAGATGCCCTAGCCGAAGTCAAGAGCTGGATGGAACATCAAGCATTTTATCTAACAGAGGCCACAGTAGAACTTGCCCGAGAACGTGGTGCCTGTTTGCACAGCCAACACACACGCTATGGTAAGGGCGAGTTTCCTTGGGAACGTCGTGCTCCGGCAGTAAATGAATTGACAAGTTTTGTACCTGAGCTGGACTGGGAAACTTTGCGGACCAACATGAAGCAGTATGGTGTTCGTAATGCTACTCTAATGGCAGTTGCTCCGGTTGAGTCAAGCTCAGTTGTTATCAACAGTACCAACGGCATTGAAATGCCCATGAGCCTGATCACAGTCAAAGAAAGCAAGGCTGGAAGTTTAATCCAGGTAGCGCCTGAATACAACAAACTCAAGAACCGTTATCAACTCATGTGGGAACAACGTGATTGCGATGGCTATCTTAAAACCGCAAGTGTGTTGGCCGCTTACGTGGATCAAAGTATCAGCACCAACACTTTTTACAATCCTGCGCACTTTGCCGATCGCAAAGTTCCAACCACCTTGATTGCCCGCAACTTGATGCTGGCACACCGTTGGGGTCTTAAAACATTCTACTATTCTTTGATCAACAAACAAGGATTCAAAGGGCAAGATGAATTACCAGAACTAAAACAAATCGACATTGAAGTATCAGATGAAGATTGTGAAGCATGTAAATTATAGAAAGAGAAACATGAAAAAATTATTAGCCGTTGCGTTTGTGTTATTGTTGGTTGCATGTCAACCCAACACCACCGCCGTAAAAGCCACATAGCAAACCTGGTTGTTACTCACTATGTGCGTAACGGAATAATTACATACTCACTGGACACCGAATGAGCCAAGCACAATACAATTTAAAGACCCCTACAAATTATACCCAGAGGAAGATGTTTCTTGATCCTGCTGGTCCTGTGACCATACAGCGATTTGAAGAAGTCAAATACAACAAGATAGTCAAGTTCGAACAAGAAGCCCGTGGATTTTTCTGGGTTCCTGAAGAAGTAAGTCTTACCAAGGATGCCAACGACTTCAAGGAAGCCACCGACACAGTGCGACATATCTTCACAAGCAATCTGTTGAGACAGACAGCTCTTGACAGTTTGCAAGGTCGTGGTCCCACACAGGTGTTTACTCCAGTGGTATCAATTCCTGAACTGGAATCCTTGATGTTCAATTGGGGTTTCTTTGAAACCAACATCCACAGTAGAAGTTACAGCCACATCATACGCAACATCTACAATGTGCCCAAAGATGAATTTAATAGAATACACGACATAGAAGAAATTGTAGGCATGGCAAGTAGCATTGGTCTTTACTATGATCGACTACACATGATCAACTGCCGCAAAGAACTTGAAGAAGACTTTGATGAGTATGAACATATCAAGGCCATCTGGTTGGCACTCAATGCCAGCTACGGTCTTGAAGCATTCCGTTTTATGGTTAGCTTTGCTACAAGCCTGGCCATGGTAGAGAATCGTATTTTCATTGGCAATGGCAATATCATCAGCCTGATCCTACAAGATGAAATCTTGCATAAAGATTGGACAGCCTGGATTATCAATCAAGTGGTCAAGGAAGATCCTAGATTTGCTCAAGCTCGAGTTGACTGTGAAGAAGAAGTGTATGAGATGTATGCTGATGTGATCCGCGAAGAAAAAGACTGGGCTACATACCTGTTCAAGAAAGGACCAGTGATTGGACTTAATGCCAACATCCTGAGAGACTTTGTGGATTTTACCGCAGTGGGTGCCCTGAAAGAAATTGGTATCAAGTATCGTGGTACCGCACCACGTAGCACACCCATTCCATGGTTTATGAAACATGTGAATACCAGCAACAAACAGACAGCGTTACAAGAATCAGAAAGCACCAACTATGTGATTGGTGCTATGAGTGATAGTCTTGACTACGACCAACTGCCTGCGTTATAATACTACAAAGGAGAACATATGAAAGCTGTAGTTTGGAGCAAGCATCATTGTCC